GCCAACCCCCTCGCCGAGTCAGGCGGGGGGGTTCGGCGTTGCAAAGGTCGCACCAATATTTTTTCTCCCACCAGCAAGGGTTGAATGTCAACCCCCTCTTTCACAACAACCCCCCACCAAACCAGACAGGGCGTCTGTAATTTTTTTTTGTAATGCCTCAGGCGAGAGCGGCCACCGAGTGTGTCAGCCGAGAAATTTTCTCGCGATCTCTTCCGCCCGTGCGAATCCCATCAGTGAACGTGGCGACCCCTTTGCTGGGACGTACACCATGACTGGGATGGTGCGGACCTCCCATTGAGCGACAAGCTCTCGCTCTACGTCAACATTGACTTTGATGACGGCGACTTCGGGGTGAAGGGCGGCAAAGCGGTCCACCTCCGGCATAATGCGCTTGCAGGGCTCGCACCAGGGGGCCCAGAACTCCAAAATAAGGTCCTTAGAGCCACGGAGAGCGGCGATCTGGGCGGAGGGGCTATCTTGGTGCACTTTTGGCTCCTTTGGCTGTATTTGGGGAAAAACAACCCCCAAGGTTTCCCCTGGGGGTTGAGTACATCTCCCTCCGAAGTATTGTGTCCTCAGAGGACGTGTCTAAGGCGTGATGACCTCAGAACGGAATGTCGATGTCTTCCGACATAGTAGCAGACGGGAGGGCTGCAGTTGTCTCCTGCGGAGCTCCATCCTTCTTCTGCTTCTCGACTTGCAGGAATCGGCACGAAATAGAGATCTCGTTGCGCGATGTGCCCTGCTTGTCCGTCCATGAAGAGACGCTCGGGACGCCTTCAACGTACACAAGGTCACCCTTGCGAACGATTTTCTCGGCAATTTCTGCCTTTGCATCCCAGCATGAGACGCTGTACCACGTGGTCTTCTGCTCTCCTGCCTCTTTCTGATTGTCTGCAACGCTGAAGTTGGCAACGGTCTTGCCGGTCTTCGTGTTGCGAAGGACTGGGTCGCTCCCGACGCGACCAAGGAGTGTCACCTTGATCATTCCATATCTCCTTCCTGCCATATCGACAGGTCTACATATTCGGTGTCTTGCTGTGTCTGGAGAGACCAGACTCGCGGCAAAAACCACCGATCATTGATTCCCAAACCAGATGCAACAGCATCTAGCGTGAGCTTTAGGATGTTATCGGCATCCATCGGCCTCTTCAGGCTGATACTAATGTCGACAATCGTCCTCTCTTCTTTAGCGGACCAGTCTGTCTCGGCAGCGCTGGCCCGCACCAAAGATTCTATCAGAGTCTTCCACTCTTTGGCGATCCGTGTTTTGTAGACGATGCTCCCATGTGCACGATATGCAGCATTCCAAGATGGGGGCCTACCGAGCAGTCGTATCCTCAAGGGCTCGCGCACGAGGGCGATAGTCGGTGGCGTCCATACGGACGACTCTGCATGTCTGTTGGAGCCGAGAGATTGCTGGGCCATAGCCAAGATCATCCAATTCATCAAGCGTGCGATTACTTGTCGCAATCGTAGGCTTACACGCACTATACCTGCTCTCAATGAGGACGTACAGCTTTTCGGAGGCCCAATCTGTCGCACGCTCCTTGCCAAGGTCGTCAAGAACGACCACAGAAGCCTGCTCAAGGCAGAAGGAGAAGATCTGCGACGCCTCTCCGTCCGAGTACCGCATCTGAGACCTCAGCCGCTCAAGGAAGATGGGCACGTTAAGGAAGCGCATACGGTTCAGTGGTGCGCTCGAGGGGCTGTAGTACTCATCCCGTAGCGCCTGCTGTGCCTGCTCCTCAATCCATATGTCCGCCTTACCACGGAGTGCGGACGCAGCAAGGTGTGTCTTGCCAGTGCCAGGAGTCCCAAGGAGCATGAAGCCACGATCGGATAGTGGACTGGTAATCCATTCCTGTGCAGCATTGAACCCTTTCTCCGTGCCAGGACGATCAATCCAGTTAAGTAGGGATGAGGCAGCGTGACGCTGCGGAATCCCTGCACTTTCTAAAATTTTAACGACTTTTCCCGCCTGCGGCGGGTTCTGCTCGGCATGCATGCCTCGCCTCCATTCTCAATCGTCCGTTCGCAACGGACGATTGTCTGCATGTATTTTCTACTCGACGAAAGTGTCCCGGCTTTCGCTTCGCGTAGTGGCAGGAATCGCACCGCCGAACTTGCCTCTAGTTTGACCAATCTTTGTGATGTAGGCGATGTAGTCACCCTTTACATCACGCAGTGCAGCTTCGCATACCGCAGACATAAGCGCTGGAATCCCGCCAGGAAATGTCTTGATGAGTCGGGCGACCCGGCCATAATCATTCTTATCTGGAATGATGCCAAACTGTGCCGCGATGAACTCTGTTAGCCGCCCCTGAGTGTTTGGTCCGCCAACAACGTACTCAAGCCACTCCTTCATTGTCCTGACCGGTACTGGGGAGTCGTCGTGGTGGCTGATTTCAAGCCGCTCGTAGCGATCCCGCGCCATTGACGCCTTGAGCATGCGGTCAGCTCTGGCTGCGTCTCGTGGGGTCTCCTGCCACTCGTCCCAATCATGCACAACAAGTCCATCGAGAAGCCCAACCCTACGGAATACTGCAAGCCACTTTGCATTTTGTGTTCCGATGACCGCCTCAATGTGCTGATCTGACTCAAATACACCGTGCGTCTCTGATGCGGCACACAACATGACCACCCACGCCCATCGTGCGTTGTTATCTGGTAGCCTCCAGAGCTTTTTGTGCTTCGGAAGGTCGCTATAGCAGCGCCACCACACCCTTCGAACCGTCTCGGTGTCTACAAGGTCCTCTGGAAAGAACGGAACATCATTGTATTCATCCATTGTCGTGCCCCCCCTCCTTAATGCAGATTTCACATCCGCATGTTGCAATGTTGTGGCACTTCTCGCATCTCCACACCCCGAGTCCCGGCCCCGACTTCAGCGTTTCACTCATTTCGTCGCTGCAATCAGCACATGGCTGGTATCCATACTCATCTGGCATCATTCGCCGTCGCCTCCAGACTTCTCCATAAACGCTATGAGCGCCAATGGGTTGCGAAGATTAGAGAGTGCGTCCGAAGGCGTCAACCCCTCTGCTACCACGCGGAAGAAACCATCCCGATCCGAAGCTCCCGCTTGGTATTTTCCGTTTTTCGACTCGACATACAGTCGCATGCTTGCTGGGATGTAGAAGTTCAGGATTCTCACCGCACACGCGACGCAATCTTTTTGATACCCAGACCCGTGGTCGCAGGTTGGTGGAACAAAGTCGAGGAAATCAACCACGCCCACCTCGCCCATTATCTGACGACCGGAGGATCTTGCAGGCTTTTCACTGCATTCTCTGCCAGTGTTGGGACGAGCACCTTCAGTTCCCTTCGGCTTTCTGGGAGTTTCTGCGGGTGGCTCTCCCACTTGTCGCATAGTGCCCGGAATTCACACTTCTCATGCGCAAATGCCGTTGGGTTCGGGTAGATCCCGCCGTTTTCACGGGCATCAAGGAAGGATCGGACCTGAATGTAGAGCCGATCGATCTGGTCTTGACTTCTTCGGGTTGCTCGTCGGTCAACATTCGGACCCTTTGCCGACTTGCTGACGATGTTGAAGACAACCTCTGGGTCATGGCCGAAGTTGTCGCGAACAGCCATTACATACGCCGTTGCCTGGATGTCTCCATGCTCTCGGCCCTGCTCCCATCGTCGCTCTGCGGTCTTGTGCTCAACAACATTCTTATTGTCGAGGAGCATGTCGACCTTTGCCTTCAGCTTGATGGGTAGCGCGCCGTATTTGCTGTGCTTAATGTCAGCCATAAAGGTCTTCTCGATGCCGCCATCCTTATGCGCAACCCAATCGTCACCAGCAGCGATTGCTGCCTCAAGCATCTCCTGTCCCGTCGCACTGTCGGTCAGAATGTTCCTCGATGTCTCAAGGGACCAATCAACCTTTTCCGCCTCTTGCTGGTAGGTGTCGGCGAATCCGCGCAGTGCAAAATCCATGCGCTGCTTCTTTCCGCCGTACCAGATAGCAAGACCAGAGTGCACAGCGTTTCCCAGTGCAAAGAATGGCGTTGTCCTGTCGGTCCACATGCCCAAGCGGTACTTGTACCACCAGCGCAGTGGGCAGGAAAGATACTCTCGCAACTCGCTAACGCTTACATAGCCAGGCTCGCGCTCAATGATCCCGTGCCCACCAAGGTCTGGGAACAGTGTCTCACTCACGCGGTCAACGCATCCCTCTTCGCCTTGTAGACCTCGGCAAGATACTTCCTTGCATCGATCCCAAGTGATGTCTTACTGATATCGAGACCAATGCGGTTGAGCTCGTCAACGGTGAGGGCCTCAGAGATTGTTTGTGACCACTCTGAAGACGCTGCGCTTTCTTCTTCACTTGGCTTTGGCGATACCTTCTTGCTCTTTGTCTCTTTGATCTCGCCAAACTGATCAGCCTCTCGCGGCGCGTCTTCTCGCTTCGCGCGAATCTCGTCGTCTGACGCAACGCGCTTTGACGGAAGCCCTGCCATCACGAGTGCACGGCCGACTGCCGACGTCTCGCAGTTCTCGATTTCGGAGCCGCGGGTGTACGGCGTAGCGCCAGGAATCTGCATTGCGCTGTGTCCGATGCCAGCAGGTCGGTCTTCGATGTAGCCGAGTGCGTCATCCGGACCGCTGTCCCCCTTAACGCCACGATATGCACGCGCCTCAACGACCACGCGCTTCTCGTTGTGCTCAACGATGCGAGTTTCGATTCTCCCGTTTGGATGCGCCTCATACCATGCGCGAATCCGCTCCGCGACATCAACGTAATCCTTTAGTGCGCTCTTATCGAATGCCATTTACTTTGCCTCCTCTTCCTCTTCAATTTCCAAAAACAACTCCGACTCGGGAAGTCCCAAGTAGGTGCTTAACTTTTTGCGCAGAGAGTCTGTCATCCGGCTCTGACCATACTGCACCTGATTTAGGTAACCGTATGAGATTCCAAGGTGCTTTGCAACCCACCTGCGCTTGACTCCAGAGGCGGCGATAATTGTCCAGACCTTCTGGGTCGTTTGGCGTTGCAACTTTCTGGTCTTCTCGTTTTCCGAACCGCTTTGCTTGCTCACTCATTCCCCCCATCAGTAGGATTAGCGTTCAGCCAGTATAGGAACGCCATGGTTGCCCCGGAAAAGATGTACTTCCTAATCTCGGGATTGACGTAGTGCTCTTCGTTCTTCTCGAAGTAGTTAAACACTGTGTCGTCCATAATCGACTTTGCTAGTGCCTGATTCAGAAGCGGATCTTCCTGCGTTGGCGTATCAACGTTCTTCAGTGCCTCCGCCACCTCGCCAAAGCCGATAAGATTGTACTTCTGCTCCTCAAGAAGTTCCTCAGTAGTCATATCCATTCCATCAGTCATCTTGATCACCCTTCTTGTTTTTTGGCTTTGCAGCGGAATCCCCCCTGTACGAGTAGTCAAACTCCCCATTGAGCTTTACAGTTTTACCCGCCTGCTCAACCACCTGATAAAGCCGCTGCCTGGAGACTCCAAGCTCCCGTGCAATCTCAACCATGCTCATACCACCATTCTTTCGCGCAAGGATGTCATCGGCGCGCAGGGATGATGCCGCCCTCCACGCTGATTTCTTCAGTTTGAGGGCGCAATCCCAGCATCGAATGGTTTTTTCAGTTGACTTTTGCCCATCGCAATCAGGACACTGAAAACCCTGCTGCTGAGTTGCGGATGTCTCCATAGGTGGTCAGTATGAGGTATTACAACCGTATCGTCAAGGGCGTCTTGGCGCGTCCTGCTGGTTGCGCGACTCGGCGCAGGATATGTGCAGCTGCATGGCGCCCAACTGGATCAGTGGGCCCAGGTTTCTAATGGCGGCAGTCTTATCCTGAAGGCGAACTCGGTTAGGGCAGTTCACCCACTGACATATTGCATTCACTCTAGCTATTTGATCCTGAAACCTAACCATTAGCTTTCTCCAAATACTCGTTGAGCAGCGGCCTCCACGTTCGGGAAGCCTCTGTCTTCGTTCTGTGGTGCCAACCGCACAGCATTACGCAATTTTCCATCGTACTCGGTCCGCGTTTGCCGAATCCACCCGAGTTTACATGATCTACCTCGAGAATAATAGGGGCTCCGGAGCCAAACTGGCTGCCGCACGCCTGCTCCATCCCGACTTTTGCCCCAATGCAGCTCCTGTCTCGCTGTATCAGCGCAAGTCGGAGTTGTGGCGTAACGGGGTCCTTATGCGCCACTAGTCACTTTCCTCGTCGATACGATTTGAGGCGAGCAGGTCTGCGCTAACGGCAAATTGCCGAGAGATTTTCTCAAGTCGCAGTGAGGCGTTCAGGAGCGCGATGACATCTTGCTGGTCCTGGGCGACAATGCTCGCCATTGCGTAGCCAACACCGACTTGATTTAGCTCAGATGACGTTTGCCGGAGGAGGTCTGGCACTGAGGTGGTCCCAAGCGGCTTGCCTTCAGCGGACATCGCGCCATCGCCTTCCGGTTCAGGCTCCTGTTCTTTCTTTTTGCTGAACAGACTTCGCATTACGCTTTACCGCCTTTTTCTTTTCTTGCTTAACCTGGCTGGTGGCCTCTTGTGACTTCATCACTCTACACGGTATGCAGAAGCACGGCTGTGTGTGGTGAAGTTTTTCAGCCGCCAACTTGTTCACCCCACCGGATAACGGTTCCGTCCTTGCACACAGGGAATAGTTCGTCGGTAAGCAGCCCCTCGGCAATCATCTCGTTGATGACGTCTCGGTTTTCATCTGTAATTTCTGGCTTGTCCCAAGAAACAAGAATGCTGAAAGCTACCTGTTCTATTTTGATGATGTGCGCATCAAGTAGGCGCTGCCAAACCTCCGCAACCTCTGGCCCCTCATAGGATTTGATCCATTCCGTCACGCTATCTGCGCGTACGATTTCCATTGCCATGGCTTACTCCTTGCTGGACTTTGCGTTTTGTGACTCCACGATCTTAGATGACCAGGATTCACCCTGGTCGCCGCCCCATAGCGCCCATGCAATTCTCCCGGCAGAAGGGAAGCCTGGCTGCCCCGGCTTGAACCCCTCACCCTGCTTGTCTACTTCGTGGCGGGCAAGATACGCATTCATCTTGCGCACTCGAGCGAGCGTCATGCGATTGCCAATAAGCATCCTTGCCGTGCGCTGGCCTGGGCCAATCCCACCACGTCCGAACTGCTTTCGCCAAGCAAGCCCGCGGGCAGCCTCCGCCCTAACGCCACGTGGAACCGTGAGGTCAATCTTATTTCCCTCTGCCTTCTCAACTTCGTCATCATTGTCGACATCCGGGACCTGTGCTGGGGTCATTGTCTTAACGCCGAGCTTCTTGTATTCAGAAAGAACTGCCTCGTCGTTCTCAATCGCAAGGGCGATGTTCTCCTCCTGCATGAGTTGCTTCATCACTCGCTTTTTAAATGCTGGCTGCGCCTCGTCTGTGTCTCGCATGATCAGTCTGTCAAACGGAACGTCGAACTTTCTAAGCATTGCTTCGGTTTCTGCCCGCTTGCCTTCATTTCGCGCGGTCAAAATAATAATCTTGAAATCATCTGCTTGCTCAAGCAGGAAATCGATGGTGTCGTCAATCGGCCCGCTTAGGTTTGTGATAGTTCCATCAATGTCGCTTGTGATTACTGGCGTGCCGGCAGCCTTCTGGTCTGCTGGCTGCTGATTTGGTCCCATCTGCGGGTTTTCTGGACGCATTGTCTCGGGATCTGTTGCGTCCTCTGGGGAGGTTTCCGTGTCTCCGCCATCGCCGTCGTCCGGATCTTCAGGACCGTCCTCATCTGTGCCCTCTCCGTCGGGGCCTTCGTCTGGCTTCTCGCCAAGCAGTTCGTGCTCAAGATATTCGATATAAAGCGACATCGGCATGTAGCCCTTTGGCGACATTACCCAAATCTCATCACCGTACTCGCCGATCCCGTCCTGACCTCGCTCCTTGAGTGCGTCATTGATTCGGAGCCATGGAAGTCCACCAAGGGCAGCCTTGTAATACTCGGCAATTGCAGACTGGCTCGCTCGGCCAACGTCTGTGTAGGAGAAGCGAAGCGTCTCGTCAAAGCGCCATACGATTTCTCTTGTAAGGTATTCCGCAATCAGGTCAAGAAGTGGCGCAATTCCGTTATCTGCGGTAAATGCGGCGCCAACCTCTGCGGTGCTCTGGTTGATGTCGAAGGAGATGCCGATGTCCTGTGGCTGCACGCCGAATACGGCACAAATCTTTCGTGCGAGATAGATCTGCCACTCCATGAACTGCATGTCGCGGTTTGATGCGCCAAGCGGGGTCCACTTAACGCCCTTTCCTCCGCCAACAATTGCAATCTGGCTTCTGCCGCCAATTTCTGCTTCCCAATACGCCTTGAACTGATCCACCTGGTCTGGGCGAATGCCCTCGCCAAGGTCAATAATCCCCGGAGGCGCTGCCTGCATAACTGACTTTGTGTTGTATGCGGAGGCGGCAAGGTCTGCTTCGATTGTTTCCGCAAGAACCTCAAGCGGTGAAAGGCCAAGTGGCGAGTAGGTAACTGGGTTGTGGATAAGCACAATCATTTCTTCATTTTGGTACTCGGCAACAATTTTTCCGGTCGCGTCTAGCTCGAAGTACCTTGGCTCTGTCGGCTTGCTCCCGTCCCAGTCCTGACTAAATGCGATAAAGCCGGCGTCTTTTCCCCAAAGGTTTGCAATCTTCTTCGCCCCAGGTCGTCCGGCCCGTGCGCCGCGCGTTAGCTCAACCTCAATGCAGCCCTGGTCTAGGACCAGAAGGTCTTCTACAATCGGCTCAATAAATGAACGGAACGAGTCGCCGCGCGTATTCGGCCTGCGGAACATGTATCGCAACTCGTCAACAGTTTTCTGGTTTGGTGTTGAGTTCCCGTCAAGATCAACAATGTCCCAGCGAGCACGGCTGACCTGTTGTCGGCGCAAGTTAATTGCGGCTCGCAGCCATGGATTATTTCTGGACCATCGTCGCAACTGTGCGACGCTGCGCTTCATGACGCCGCCCTGTCCGACAGCGGCCCTCGCGTACGGGCTATTCTCCCAGTCCGGGATAACGCCGATTTCCGACTTTGGAGTTGTCACTACGGACTCTGTTCGTCCGAGAATTCGGTCTAGAAGACTAGGGCGATCGTCTGCCATTTACCTGTACCCCCTTCGGTAGCGCTGTAGCGCGCTTTGCCAGACGCCATTTAGCATGTCGCCATTAATTGCTGCTCTTGTTTCCGCAAGTGTATGCATTACGACTGGCTTGCCATCTTCGTATGTTACCGCACGCATGCAAGGGTACCTCGACCACCATCGCGGCACAACAAAGCTGCCGTCTGTAAACTTTACTTCAACCGTGCCCTCAATGTCGTATCCCACGCTACTCCTTAGGTTCGGTTATCTCGTCGACTTCAATCTCTTCATCTGATATTTCGTCGCTTAGCATCTCGTCGGTTGCCAGGTTGTACTTTCGCCTCTGGGGGACGCTCATTTTTGCCTTATGTAGGTCAATGTAGCAGCTATCGCACACCAAATACCTTCGCTGACCCTTTGCCCGCGGGATCATTGGCTCCGGAAGCAGGTTGATCTCCAGGTGGGTCTTACCAACCAGGATTGTGCAATTTGCACACCTTGGGTGCGCGGACCGATTTGCCATGTACTCCTTAAAGAGCGGGGCTGCCTGCTTCTGGAGGCGCTTAATAGCAAGGGTTATCTCCCCAAGCTGCTCTTCGGTATGGTTTATCTGTTCGCAAAGTTGGCACAGTGGTTGGTCCATTGGCATAGTGTATCATTTTCCCAAGATTATTTGATCATTTACAGAGTTTCACGTGAAACCACCCCAGACCCGCATATTGTGAAGATGTTGTAATATGTGCCGACATGTGTATATAATCTTCCATCCGGGCAGGGCCCGTGGTAACCTAAGTGTCTATTGACGTATAGAGGATACTTTAGTGAACGCGGCCAGGGAGTCGCCTAATAGCCCGAAGGGGGACATTGTGGACTTTAAGCTTTTTACCGGCACACTTAAGGCCTACGAGACCGAGAGCGGCGACCGCTACGTTTCGGGCACGACATCTTCAACAATACGAGACCTTCATGGCGACGCAATGGCAATGTCTGCGCTGAAGAGCATGGAGGACACCGCCAAGCAGAATATGACCGTCTTCCTCAACCACAACTACAACGTTCCTGAAGACCTTTTCGGCTCTGCGACCGATGCCCGCATCGTTAAGCGCACGGACGAAGAGACTGGCCAGGAGGTTTACGACCTTGATATTGACGTGAAGGTTTGCCCCGAAGACGAAAACCCACAGGCCATGCAGGCATATCGTGCAATCAAGCGCGGCGTTAAGTTGGGTCTTTCTATTGGTGCCCGCGTTGAGAATGCTGACAAGAAGCGCGACGAGAAGAGCGGTATCGATACCTATGTCATCAACAAGGTTCGCCTGCTTGAGGCAAGCGTTGTCGGCATCCCGGCAAATCAGCGCTCCTATCTTCACAATGCCGTGAAGAGCCTACGCTCAAAGCCAGAAGAGAACGAAGTTGAGCACGCCATTATCCGAGACCTTACCGATAAGGTGGAAGAAATTGAAGGCCAACAGGCCGTAGAGAAGAATGAGACAGAGGATTCAACCTCTGCTGAATTGGAGAAAAACATGACTGAAGAGACCGTCCCACAGGTCGCAGAGGAGACCCCAGAGGTCGCCCCTGAGGCCGAGCCAGCGGTGGCCGTTGAGCCAGCCGTTGAG